GGATCAACTGTGTTAGATTTTTACAATCTAGGAGATGGCAACATCTTTGATTTTGACGTAGGGGATAATAGTGCCGACAATGCTGATATGCTTTCAAGCATTCAGGGTGACGGTAACATATTTGACATAGGCGTAGGTGAGAACGCACAGGCAGAAAGTTTAAACTTTGATTTAGTAATACTAGGTGACAGAAACGATTTCGATTCATCATTTACTAACAGCAAAGTTTGGGCGGCACAAGGCACAGGTGAATCCTGTGGAACAAACTGTACAGGTACAAGCAGTATGGTAGGCATCATAATCGATGCAGACAACGTTGTATGGAACTTTGACATCACAGGTGATGACAATGCCTTTGCTACTAAGCAAAGTGGAAACGGTGGTCACAGTTTAACAGTAGACTTAACAGGTAGTGATGGAGATTTCCAGTTCACTCAGGATATGACTACAACTTGTACTAGTGCTTGTAATGGCGTAATCAATGTGGAGTTAGACAGCGAAAATGCATCAGTTAGTATTAAACAAACCGACTAAATTATTAGTCGCAGTTTTACTGATTGCAATAGGAAATATATATGCCGCTGATTCACAGGCAATTGGCGGCGTGTTTGAGCAAAGTGGTAAGCCTGGTAGTATTGTTAGGACCACAGGCGAAGAATTAACAGCAAACATAGATACAGGCATACAGAGTTACGATAACGTAGAAACAGAAAACGGCAGACTTAAAATAAAGTTTGTAGACGAAACACAAATTAGTTTAACAGAGCATACACTAGTAGAAATTACTGAATATGTGTATGACCCAAATCCAAGCAATAGTAAAATGGCAATGAATTTTGTGCAAGGGACTGCAAGATTTGCCACAGGAGGATTGGGATTAGTACCAAGAGAAAATATACAGATACAAACTCCTACTGCAAGTATAGGCATTAGGGGAACTGACTTTACTACCACAGTTGACGAACTGGGTAGAAGTTTAGTTATTTTGTTACCAGATGCCAACTGTACGGATACGGTTAAATTAGAACAAGGATGTAGGCCATCTGGTAGTATATCAGTCAGTAATGATGGCGGAACAGTTATACTTGAAGAAGCCTTTCAGGCTGTAATGGTAAGTACATTTGAACAATCACCAACACAACCTGTAACATTAGTTGATTTGGATTTAAATCAAATAGACAATATGTTTATTGTCAGTAAGCCTGAAGAAATTGTACAGGCAGAAGAAGAACAAGCAGACCAATTAAAAGGCGACGGTGGTTTATTGGACTTTAACGGATTAGACATAGACCTTTTAGAAATTGAAGGTTTAGATGAACAAGCAGAACGAGAATTACAATTCACAGAATTAGACATAAACTTTTTAGATGTGGATTTTTTGAGAGACCTTTTAGAGGTTATAGAAGATGCAGATGCTTTAGGAGAGAAGGACGAAGGCGGTTCTGGAGACAGACTAGTAGATAGGGGATTTGGATTACAAGCAGATAACCAATTTAATATTATACCGGACTTAAATGGAAGTGTATTCTTTTTAAGACAAGGTACTAACTATGTTAGTTTAAAAATTAAAAGAGGTCAAGCAGGACAAATAGAAATAAGTGATAAAGATTTAGGAGATACTGTAATGTGCCTTAATGAATGCGAAGGCATTTTTATAAGTATTACACAGGAATAAATAGTATTATGAATATAGACAAAAGATTAAATGAGATGAAACCAAAAGATACACCATTATTAGTTCTGGGTTATATCATATTGGGTATGTTTTTATTAATACCTATGTCGGCACAGGCACAAGATAATGAAGTATTTTTAGGTAACATAAGTGGCGACAATTTAGAACTAGACATATTACAAGATGGTACTGATAACACAGTCACAGGTATAACAGAGTCTAGCCAATTTGTAGGTGACGACAATACCTTACACATTATGCAAATAGGTACTGGAAATTTGTTTGAAGGTAATTGGACTAGTGGTGGTACTAATCTTTTAAAAGTATTCCAAGGTGGCGGCGGTAATGATAATTTTGTTAGGTTAACAGGTTTTGGAACAAACAACACAGGAATTGTACTACAAGGTATGCATTGGGACGGAACTATTGACGTAGATGAATACGGCGAACACGAAGCATATTGGACAGTAACAGGTGACTATAATGAGTTTTCTAGTTTTCAAACAGACACCAACCGAGGTAGTGGAAATGGTGATAGTCATCACTTGGCAAATATAATTGATGGCGACTACAATGATGTTTGGCATAGGCAAAGAGGCAAAGCAGGGCACGACGGTTTTATAGAAATCACAGGCGATTACAACGATGTAATTTTAGACCAAAAAGGCAGTGGTGGTAAGAAATGGGCAGATGTCGTTTTAGATGGCAATGGACATACTGTTGATATCAATCAACGTGGTACAAATTATGCATCAGCAACAGTTGATTTGACATATGGTATAGGTGCTTACACATTTGATTTAAATCAAAATGTTTCATCATCAGCAGTAACATACTCACTTACAGGTATATGTAATAATGGAGGAGGCTGTTCAGTTACAGTGAATCAGAATAACTAATGCAAAGTTTAGACAGTTTAGGAAATCCAATACCCATTGAAGTAGACTATTTTGAATGCCCTGAAACTATGGTGTGTTTAACTGAAGAAAGTTTTAATGACATGCTTGAACCATATGATATGGAATACAGCACAGAAACATTACAAGTAGAACCTATGGGAGATGCTGAAGCAGTATTAGACTTTACAACACAATTACTATTTTTAGATTTTTGGACTATTGCTTATTTGGCAATACCTCTTACAATATTTGCAGTATATGGTTTAAGTATATATGCAGGTTTTAAATGGATTCAAACTAAACTCACCAAATAATTAGTTGACACGCCGCAGTTTTTTTGCTATAATATTATCTGAACTATGAAACATATGATCAAATGGCTGAAGATAACAGCCGGTATAAACATATATCTATCCATTATAATGACATTTGTGTTTTTAACACTACTATTTGCAATAGTATCTGACTATAATTTAACTAATGCAGACGAATATGTTAGGTTCTTAATAAAAGAAGAAATGCAAAAAGACCCTAATGGAAATAACTAATTACACAAACAGTCTTAAGATTTATTTTCTTGCTTTTGTAAGTGTACACATAATTGCATTCGGTGTGTTCTTCCCATTAATAGCATTTTTAATATTTTGTATATTAATGCCTTTTCTTTGGATTACTTTAATCTATATGATAATATATAATTATTGCAGACAAGAAGGTATAGACTGGCCCTATACAGAAGGTAACCCAGTTTTACTAGATGTACATTTAACTCCGTTCTATTACTTAAATGATTACGACCCATTTATAGATTACCTTGATTATGACCCACGTTACTAAGTACACAAACAGTTTGAGAAACTATGCTATTGCTGTAGCAAGTGTTCACGTAGTAGCATTGGGTTGGTTATACCCACAAGTATTAATAACAATAGTTGTTCCACCAATAATATTCTATTTGCTTTTCTTATATTGCGAATTAATGTACGAAATTGAAGTAGGAACTAGATTGAGATTAATAAAAGCAATTCGTGAAGCAGACGACCCAATCACAAAAGATGTACTAACTTGGGAACTGATATTACACGATGAACATACTATATTTGGAAATAGTTCAAATGATAGGTTAGGCTTTTAATTTTATGATAAATATATTATGTTGTAATAACAGATGGTTTTACAACACTTATATATAAGGAGAAAACATATGAAAGAATTTAAAAACATGTTCTTTGGTATATTTTTTGTTATCTTCGCTCAAGGATGTGCTACAGTTGGTACCATCAATGAAGCAGTAGTAGAAGGCGTAGCAGATACTACAGACACAGTCTTTACTGGATTATCTAAAGTAACAGGCGCAGTTGTTAATGAGGCAGGAAATGCCTTACAGACAGGTGCTGAACTAGGCGTTGGCATAGTCCAAGGTGCTGGTGATATAGTTGCTGGTTCAGTAGAAGTTGTTGCTGATTCTGTTAATGAATCTACAGATGCAGTTCAAGATGATAAAGAAGAAGCAAAAGAAGAGCCAAAAAAGTAAGACGCTCATTCTTTAAACCCTTTGTGTTTTTTAAAAAGCAGGAAGGTACAGCAACACCCTCGAAAGAGAGTGAGCAGGTGACTGACGAGGATATTAAACAATTGATTGAGGAGGTTAAACTTCTAAAAGCAGTTATGGAATATTGCTCCAAGAATCCTAAGGAATGTGAATAAGTTATTATTACTTTTACCTATCATGATATTTCCTCTGTTAGCAATAGCAGAGGAACATATCGTTAAGTTAGATCTAACTTACAAAATGCCAATAGACTTTAACTATTGTGACAACAATCCCCCAGAGTGCGAGCCACTGCCACCCTTAGTACCAAAATTTGATATGCGAGAAGGCGCAACAAATAAACAATGGGCAATATTTTGGACATTCCAAATATTAGATGTATACTCTACATCAAAAGCATTACAGTACGATTGTATAAAAGAAGTAAATCCGTTGTTTACAGACTCGCCTAGTAATACTAGATTAGTATTAACAAAAAGTGTAATACTTATGCCTGGCTTACTTTACAATGATTACTGGAAAAATGTAGACCCTATGGAACTAGATAATACTAATATGTTGTATGCGGCCGTTGTTGCAAATAACTTTAGGTTACTAAAGAGAGCCAAACGAGATTGCAATAGAATAAATTAACAATAAATACATCTGTGTTAAAAGAAAAAGTAATCGACATAACTCACTACTCGGATAAACTATTCAGTTTTAAAACTACTCGAGATAAAACATTTAGGTTTAAAAATGGCGAATTTGCTATGATAGGTCTTGATGTGGATACAACAGTCAAAGGCAGACCGTTACCTAAAAAGATTATGAGAGCATACAGTATTGTGAGTACAAACTACGATGATTATTTAGAATTTTTAAGTATTAAAGTTCCCGATGGTCCACTGACAAGCAAATTGCAAAATATACAAATAGGCGATGAAATACTTGTGAACCCAAAAGTAACAGGCAGTTTAGTTGCAGATTATTTAACACCCAAAGAAAATTTAGTTATGTTAGCAACAGGAACAGGCATTGCACCTTTTGTTAGTATAGCACAAGACCCTGAAACATACAGCAGATTCAAACGTGTTTACTTATTTCATACTGTGAGAAATGTAAATGAAATTACATACGAAGAAAAACTAAATAGTATAGCAGAAGATATGCCTTTTGTTTATATACCAACTGTAACAAGAGAAGAATATAAACGTGAAGGTAGGTTTTGGCAATACATAGAGCACTTATTACCAAATGGATTTTTAAAAGAAAGAGACGGTGTTATGGTATGTGGTTCTCCAAGTATGAATAAAGAATGTCGTTCATTTTTTGCTACTCTTAATTGGCAAGAGGGCAACACAGGTGAAATGGGCGACTTTATGTTAGAAAGAGCATTTGTAGATTGATGGATTCAGACAAAATTATTAGTGCCTTGCAAAAAGGCGTTGTTACAATCGTTTTTGAAAAAATAGGTACAGGGGAAATTCGTACAATGCCCTGCACATTAAATAACGATATATCAAAACAAACATTACAAATAAAAAAATATTCTAGTCCAGATGCAGTAATATGTTGGGGCCTTGACGTAAAAGCATGGCGAGATGTCAGAGTTAATACTATTAAAGAATGGTACGAAGGATATCCTAAAGAATGAAATGGCTGTATAGCGGATATGCTGTAATAATATCTATAGCATTATTAGTAGGTTTGCAAGTTGTAGATCCTACGCCAATAAAGAATCTTAGAAATCAAACATTTGATGCCTATCAGCAACTAGACGAAATCAAGCAAAGTAACGAAGTTGTTATTGTAAACATAGGCGAAAAGAGTTTACAGCAATGGGGACAATGGCCTTGGCCAAGGCAAAACTTTGCCCAACTAATCCATGACTTAAGACAGAAGAATCAAGGCATAATTGGACTTACAGTTATGTTTCCAGAAGCAGATAGGTTTGGTGGTGACCCTACATTAGCAAGTTGGTTAAAAGGCAACGGTATTGTGTTATCACAAACACCAAGTACAAGAGGTGTTAAGACAACAGGACCTCATATAGGTACAGGAGTCATTGGACCTACAAAGGCACAAGACTTTTTATTAACATGGCCTAACTTAGTAACAAACATACCCGAATTAGAAGCAGAAGCATCTGGCATAGGTGTCAACGCCTCCGCTCCGCAACCTGATTTTGTAACAAGAACATATCCATTAGCAATAGGAGTAGAAGGAAAAATATATCCAAGTTTTGCAATAGAGATGTTGCGAGTACAAACAGGCAAGCCTAGTTATATAATTAAAACAACAAACATAGGAATAGATGAATTTGCTGTTCCGCCATTTGATCCAATAGTTACATTACCAAAAGGTGATGCATATATACGTTACAACAACACATTTGAAGAAGTGGAATATGTAGACATAAACAGTTTGCCAAATATGGGTGGCAAATTTGTAATTGTGGGTGTTACAGCAGAGGGTGTTGCTAACCCTGTGCCTACTCCAAGAGGCAATATGTATCCACAGCATATACAAGCACACATGCTACAAAATTTTATAGATGGATCAAATATACAGCGGAACCAAGTATCGCCGCTTATAGAACTTCTGTGTGCGTTGTGTGGCATGATTTTAATAGCCATCGCGGTGTATAGATTGCCTTTACTGTGGACAGCACCTATTTCACTGCTGATTTTAGGTGGAGAAGCATATGGTAGTGTGTGGTTATACCAAAACAAATTACAGTTAGTAGATGCTACTTTTCCTGTGCTAAGTGGCTTCTTAATTTTTACACAATCAGCATTTAATAACTTCTATAAACAATACAAATTACGTCAACAAATCAAAGGGCAGTTTGGTACTTACATATCCCCAGACTATGTTGATATGTTAGTTAAAGATCCTAGTTTAATGAAACTAGGAGGCGAAAGAAAAGAAATGAGTTTTATGTTTGCTGACATAGTCGGCTTTACACCCATATCAGAAAAGTACATGAAAGCAGATGACCCAGAAGGATTAGTAGAACTAATAAACAGTTTCTTAGATAAAATGACTAAGATAGTTTTGAAGAACGGCGGTACAATAGACAAGTTCATGGGCGACTGTATAATGGCGTTTTGGAATGCACCTTTACCATGTGAAAATCATGCTGAGATGGCAGTTAAAACAGCAATAGAAATTGAACTGCTTGGCGACGAACTAGAAAAAGAAATGGAGGAACGTGGCTTACCAAGAGTGAAATTTGGCACAGGTGTAAACACAGGTACATGTATTGTTGGTAACATGGGTGCTGAAACTAGATTAGATTATAGTGTTGTAGGCGATGCTGTAAACTTAGGTGCTAGATTAGAAGCACAAACAAGAGCAGAAGACACACCAATTATTGTTTCTGAATATACATATCTACAATGCAGTGATATAGCATTTAGTAGCATAGGCGAAGTTACTGTAAAAGGTAAAGAAGAACCTGTTAGAATGTATGCTCCATTATTTAACGGTGAAGTTCGAAAACTTTACAAGTAATTATTCGTCAGGTGACCAGTGTTCCATAGAACGGAATACACTTCTAGCAGTTATTAAATCTTTCTTAAGTTCCACAAGATAAAAAAATTCAAAAGGCTTCTCGCCAATTTTTTCTAATGGGTAATGATATGTTGATGTTATTTTATCTACTGCTTGTATATCCTTTGTAACACAATTAATAATAGTATTACGCCATTCTGCATCTTTAAACATATCTAGTACAAAAACATGTACATGACTTTCAGGATTATAACTGTTCATTATATTAAGTAATTCATAATATAATGCTCGAATAGGATTTAAGTTTTCTCTGTACTTAGAACTAACAATAGGAAATCTCCATTTGTCCTCTTTGGTACATTGATGTTTATAAAAATATAAGTATTCTTCCATAAACGATTCATAAATGTTTTCTTGACTTTTACGCAATCTACTAGCAAGTATGCGTCTAAGTTTATTAAGTAACTTTAAATAATATTCAGACATATCATTTTTGTACAGATTATGCAAATCATCAGGATTCATACGACCGTCAATAAATTCGGGCGGTATTTCGTTAGACTTTGCAAACTTAATTAGTAAGTTTTCTAGTCTTATCTTTTTAAAATCTATTATATCTGGCATTTATGTAAATTCAATATAGTTTCAAGTTTCTCGTTACCTTTATTGTAACTTAAGGTCGCTCTAGCACCTTCGTGTAATGGCTTTGGCCATGTACCGATGTCTACCCAAGCATACCCACAACTTTCACCATTTAAATTTGGCATAAATTCGTGTTCTATGACTGCAACAAAACTATAATACATAAAGTTTTTATCTTTGCTTTGATAAACATCAATAGGATTCAGTTTATTAATATCTGGAACTAATCCTAGTTCTTCATCAAGTTCACGTGTTAAGGCTTCATATGGAGACTCGCCTTTTTCCACAAGTCCTCCCCAAAACCCCCAAGTGTGTTTATGTCGTTTGTCGCTGTTTCTGAATTGTAAAAGTACACGTTCTGTATCAAGAGCAAGAAATAATGTGCCTACGCCTATAACACCTACAAAAGGTTCTATAGGACTAGAGTCCAATATCCCGGATTGTATTCCCCCTCGTATATGCTCAGCCATTGTGTTCCTGTCCATTTGTATACTTTGTTTGTATTTAAGTTTTTAGTAATTGCTGTACTATCAAAGTTGGCACTTGCATCATATGATATAGTCCAATTAGAACCGTTAAATTCAATTATATCGTTTTCAGATGCATCAATGTTCCACTCTGGATATCCATTTTTTGAAAGATCTTCTGTAATTAAATATCGCTGACCAATTTCAAGGTTTGCTAATGTATTGTCTCCAGGTACATTATTATGAGGATTAATAATTTTTTCAATATTGCCTATTGTAGAAGCAGGCAATGTATCAGTGTCTAAATTAAAAATAAGTTGACTGTCGTCTGACGGATGTATTGCAATAGTTCCTGCAATATCCTGTGAGTCATCTTCCATGTCATTAGTGATTTTTAATTTTAAAATACTAGTATTGTCTTTTAATTCTTTGTCATACATTGCTAATAAGTCAGACCAACTCTTTGTTTCTATACCACCTGAGTCATATAGAGTTGCAGAATTGCTTAAAATACTAACTTTGTAGTTACCTGGCGAAACAATTAATCTCGATTGTATATCAAAACTTCTAAAGAAATCATGTACATCTTCATCGTAACCAATTTCACTTAGTGACTGTCCTCCAAAATCAGTAATAATATTGCTATGTATTTCGTGTATAATACTTTGTCTTTTAACTTTAGCAGGTGGATTAATCCAAATAGGCAATGTAAATGTTAATGTTGTAACATCTATTTGCTCGTCTACACCTGCAGGAATACTTCTATTTGTAAACTGTATATCCGTTAATTCAACTTCAACAATTTGTGTCCAATCAAACGGATTAGAGTTTTGTTGTAATTGTATGGTTGGATTGAATAATACTAATATTTGTTCCATAAGTTGTAATTTGGTATCCGTGTTAGGAGTCCAAATATCAACTTGCATAGTCAAATTATATGGAACCGGCATGTATCTATTAATAGTATATTGATTACCTTGTCCACTTTCGTAACTCTGCGTATCGTTATTAAACTTTCTTTCTGTGATACTTTTGGTATCTGTAAAGAATGGATCTTGTGTCCTATCCCTTGCAATCTGCAAACTTTGAATACTAACACCTATAAAAGGTGTGCTGTTAATAACGTTTTCTGAATTTTGTCTAAGAATATGCGAAACCATTCTACTTGGGTCTGCATATCTTATAGGCACAGTATTGTATCTTACATCTTCGCCGTCTCTACTGCCTTCTTTAACTTTGAATGCATGAAATATTCTAATAAATTGTAGAATATATCGTCTTATTTGTTCATCATACCAGTACTGCATAGTTAATTATCCGTCTTAGGCTTAACAACTTTACTTAGGTTTGTACGTTCTCCTGCTACAGTACCATCTGTGTTTGTTGTTTGTGTAGTGTTATTTATAAAGCCATCTAAAATTCTATTAGCACTCGAGAATACTCGCTTACTATCATCTGCAACTTTAACCCAACGATTGCCTGATTTTTTAAATATTCTGCTAGGACTAAAGTCTGTTCTTAAGAAATAATCACCATCAACTGCGGATAAAGGAAAAGTTATACCACTACCTAATAATGTTGCACCATTTGGGGCACCTTCTACAGTTCCTATAAATGGCTTGCCTTTTGCATTTTCATCTACAAATAAATGAGCACCTGCGGCATAATAAGGATCATGTGGTACATTATTTTCTGCTTGTTGCACAATAGCATCAGAAATATCAATTTCATCTTGATATGTACTAATAACATTTCGTAAATCATCCTCTTCGTCGCCGTAGCCAATAATATCTCTGTATTCTTGACTGTCGCTTATTGGGCCTAACTTACATCTCCACATATGAGGCCACCAATTAGGATCAAATCCTTCTGAAGGCCTACTTGCATCTGTGATTACATAAAATCTGTTTATAGCATCTTTGCGATCGTCTAGTAATAAGTCATCTCTCAAATGAGGTAACTCAATGACATCGCCTGCCATAAGTTTTCTGCCTATTGTTGACACCATTGTTTCAATATGAAAATTAATAAACAATGTGTCATTCTGCAAAAACATTCCAAATTGTGTTAAATCAAAGTCTGAATCACTAACAGTATATGTTCCTCTAAGTTCATATATGTCGTCATCATACTTTCTATCTCTATTTTCTAAGAATAAGACATCTTGTATAAATGTTTCTCCAGTTTTTTGATCTCCATCTGAACCGTAATCGTTATCTTGCTGTGGTTGTGTAAAATCATTAGTGTCACCTTGATCGTGTACACCTAAGTATTTGTGTATATTTACGCCAGTGCCACCAGCATATATATTTTCCGCTACAATTCCATCGACAAATTTATAGTCGTTACGTTTTACTGGATTCCATAAACTAATTTTAGGCATAACTGTATTTATCAGATTGACAACGGTTTAATTTTTTGCTATTATAAGAACATGGAAATTTCAGAATACATAATATTTGGTATTTGTATATTAGGTGTGGGTTACACTTCATACAATATTGGTTACAAAGAAGGCATAGACGCAGGTATCAAACTCGGTGCTGGTTTTATGTTTGAGAAGTTCTGGGCGATGGGTAAACCACGCAAAAGAGACCCTCAAATAAGATACGTCGAAATGACAAAAGACGAGATTATACTATAATTTATCTTTATTTGACACCCTTTTTGCCAAAAAAATTATATATAGTTTTTAAAATGAGTAATTACTGGTATGGCTAGACAGAAAAAACAACGATCAGTGTATATCACTACAGAGCCCGATTGGAAGACTCTGAAATTAATCACAGATCCAGAAAAACAAAATGAAGCATTTCGCAGTTGCGAATATTTTGCTAGAACAGAAGTTAGTAAAACTAAAGGATTGCCTATTGTCAAAAGTTGGATTAAAGGTCATGCAGGATGGTCACCAGAAGATGTAAAAATTATTTTAGCAAATCCGGACTGGACTTTTAGTTCTTGCATAAGCACACTTTTTGTATGGCACAAATTAGGATACATGCCAGACCATTTACGCGAACATTACGAAAAACGTAAAAATGAGGAGTGGATGCCACGAGGCAAAAAGGCTCTAGCAGAGAAGATAGAAAAAGTCGAAGCAAAATTAGCCAAGCCTGTAATCAGTATACAGCAAAGAATGAAAGAACAAGTGTCTGATTTGTGCGGTGAGTTTGAATTCTTTATTGATCAATGGATTGATGGAGAGAAAACACTCAAAGAGTTTGACCCGTATAAAATGATGATGTCTTATCAACCTGAAATTAAAGGCCCTCATGCTAAAATAATTAAAGAAGATTTTGAAGCACAATACAACGAAGCAAAATTAGTAGTTGAATGGCAAGACGAAGACATAAAAGAAGGCTATAGCCACTTTGATGCTAAGATGCGTAAGACCTTCTTACAAGTGTTTGAAAAGATTAATACTGCTTGTGATACTATTATTGCCACAAAAGCGACTACACGCAAGGCTCG